TGCAAACATCCATGATGAATGGCAGATTGAAGTCAAAGAATGTCAAGCTAATCGGGTAGGGCAACTTGCTGTTCAAAGTATTATTGATGCCGGTACATATTTTGATATGCGTTGCCCTCTTGATGGTCAGTTTAGAATAGGAGGGAACTGGAGTGAAACACACTAATACTTACTACGTAAGAGTAACAGAAGCTAATCAATATTTTATACCTGTTGAAGCAACTTCTAAGAAAGAAGCAGCAGAGTTAGTGGTAGATGGATATAGAGCTGCTGGTAAAGAAATAACTCCTGAAGAATATGCATCTTATTGGATTAATGGTGTTTGCGATGAGGGGTGTGAGGAAGACGAAACAACTAAAGTATGTTTGGGAATACATACTGTTGAAACAGAATTAGAATATTTCACATGGTTAGAAATGAATGGCAAAGCTGAGATAGTAGATTATCATGCCGGAAGTACTAGACCTGCGACACCTGATGACGATATTGAAGACATTACATACTTTGTAGATTCAGATATAAGTAATAAAAAATGGAAAGAAAAATTTAACTGGTGGGATTTGGAGGACTAAATATGAAACCTAAAAAAGAAGATAGAAAAAAGTTTGACATTGACCTAGAATATGGTACAATTAGAGAAAACAAAGTAGCAGAAATGCTAACTAATAAAAAGGTTGAAGTCAAATCAGAACGTGGTATGTGGATGAAAACAGGTAACATAGCCATTGAATATGAGTCTTGGAGCAAACCATCAGGAATCAATGCAACAGAATCTGATTATTGGTTTCACAACCTTTGTGTTGGCGACAATGAATATTGTACTTTAGTTTTTAAGACAGATGTTTTACGAAAGATTGTAGATAAACTTGACTACTTTAAAACAGTTTCAGGTGGTGACCACAATGCTAGTAAAATGTATTTAGTAAACTTACAAAAGCTTTTTTCAAGCGATGTAATAAAAGCTTTCAAGGAGTTAGAGGATGGCGAAAAAAACAATTGATACTTTAGTAGAGGATATCTACGAAAAGATAAATGAATTATCAGAAGGTAATGCTTTAAAAATATCTGAGTCAACATACGAAGACTTTGGTAAAGCTATGGCTGATGCTTTAAGACATTGGGCTGTTCCTCAAAACAGAGACAACAAAGAAAAATTACGCATGTCAAATATTGGCAAACCTGAAAGACGTTTATGGTATGACTTACATTCTGAATCAGACCTACAAGAAAAAATTCCTCCCCATCTACACATTAAATTTCTATATGGGCATTTGCTTGAGGTTCTTATTCTTTTCTTTGTTCGTCTTGCAGGACATACTGTTACAGATGAACAAAAAGAAATATCTGTTTTAGGAATTAAAGGACACATGGACTGTGTTATTGATGGCGAAGTTATGGATGTTAAAACTACATCAGGTTTTGCATTTAAAAAATTTAAAGAAGGAACACTAGCAGAAGATGATGCATTTGGCTATCTATCACAACTTGCAGGATACGAAGCAGCTCAGAAGACTGAGAACGGTGGCTTCCTAGTAATGAATAAAGAGACAGGCGAACTTGCAACATACATACCTGATGATATGGAAAAGCCCAACATCAAAACAAAAATAAAAAATGTAAAAGTTTTAATGAAAAAAGAAACGCCACCTGATTTTTGCTACGCCCCTGTAGCTGAAGGAAAGGCAGGTAACATGAAACTTCCAAGAGAATGCACATGGTGTCCACATAAGTTTGAATGTCACAAAGATTCAAATAATGGTAAAGGATTAAGAGCCTTTAATTATGCTAAAGGTCCTATATATTTTACACAAATAGTTAAAGAACCTAACGTAGAGGAAATATTATGAATGGAAAAAAATCAAAACTTATAAGAAAAAAATCTGTAGAGTTTTTGGTAGAGTGGCTTCGAACTATGCTTATTGAAGAAGAACAAAAGAAAGTTTCTATTAGTAATTATAAACAATATTTACCAGAACAATCTCACGTGTTTGCTAATAACAAACTTATTGTTTCAGCTTACACTCCTAGATGGTTTCAAAAGAAAATTAAAGATGTTTTAAAGCGTAAGTCCATTGACAAAATTACATATAACGATATAATATAATGAGGGGTTACAGAAAACCACGAAAGGTTAGACCGGTTGAGAAAGATGTACCTAAAGGATATGATTCAAACTGGGAATATAAACTCCACTCTACTATATTAAAGTCTTGGAACCATCATGGACCATCAATCGAATATAAAGTAGAACACACGTATGAGCCTGATTTTGTTCGTACTATCAATGGCATTGAATATCTTATAGAAGCGAAGGGTCGCTTTTGGGATTACAGTGAATACAATAAATATAAATGGATTAAGAAGCACTTGGGTTCTTCTCAGGAGTTAGTGTTTCTTTTTTCTAATCCTTATGCACCAATGCCACAGGCAAAGCCTAGAAAAGATGGAACAAAAAGAACCCATGCTGAGTGGGCTGAAAGTAATGGATTTACATGGTATAAAGAAGATAATTTACCCAAGGAGTGGATAAATGAAAAAGATTAATTATAAATTTAATGAAGATAAACTTATTAAAGAGCTTACAGATTATATTGATTGTACTTATGGTGAACATTATGCATCAGATAAGTATCAAGCAACGGATGTTATCATTGATAGCGGACATGGCGAAGGTTTTTCGTTGGGTAATATAATGAAATATGCCAAGAGATATGGTAATAAAGAAGGCAAAAACAGAAAAGACTTGTTAAAGATATTACATTATGCTATAATAATGCTTTATGTTCACGACACGGAGAACAATTAATGGAAGACAAAATTGGACCTAAAGAATATTTAGGTATAAAAATTAATTATGATAACGAATCTCGACTAGATAAATTTAGTCTTGATACATTACGAGACAGATACTTATGGGAGAAAACAAATGACCAAGGAGAAATTGAAGTCAGAGAAACACACGCACAAGAAGCCTTCGCAAGAGCCTCCGTCTTCGGAGCAACCTACAAAGGTGTTACTGATTATGGACTTGCTCAAAGACTATATGACTACAGCTCCAATTGTTGGTTTATGTTTAGCACTCCTATACTTAGTAACGGGGGAACCAGTCGTGGGCTTCCTATTAGCTGCTTCCTCAATTATGTTCCTGACAGCCGGATTGGGCTTTCTGCTCATTATGACGAAAACATTTGGTTGGCAAGTTCAGGCGGAGGTATTGGTGGATATTGGGGAGATGTTCGTAGTAATGGGGTATCTACTACTCACGGTAGTAAGTCTACTGGTTCAATCCCCTTTATGCATGTTGTAGATTCTGAAATGATTGCCTTCAATCAAGGCACAACAAGACGTGGTTCATATGCTGCATACATGGATGTATGGCATCCGGAGATAGAAGAGTTTATCAACATGCGAAAAGAATCCGGAGGAGATATCCATAGAAAAAATCTCAATCTTCATAACGCTGTAAACATTAACAATGAATTTTTAAAAGCAGTTCAACATGATTTAGATTGGAGATTAATAGACCCTAAATCTAAAGAGGCTGTAAAGATTATTAATGCTCGTGACTTATGGTTTCAAATAATTAATGCACGTGCTGAAACAGGTGAACCTTACATTGTTAATATTGATACATGTAATAAAGCTTTACCACAGAAACAAAAAGATTTAGGATTAGAAATTAAACAAAGTAATTTATGTTCTGAGATTACACTTCCCACTAACGAAGAGAGAACAGCAGTATGTTGTTTGTCAAGTGTAAACTTAGAACACTTTGATACTTGGTCAAAAGACCCACAGTTTATAGATGATTTAATAACTATGTTGGACAATGTACTCCAGCACTTTATAGACAATGCAATTGACACATCACATTTAGGAGAATACAATGCAAACTTCAAAAGATTTACAAAGCATATCAAACAAGGTCAAGAACACTTTACAAAGTCTGCTTACTCTGCTTACCGAGAAAGGTCAGTGGGTCTTGGAGCAATGGGATTCCATGCATATCTTCAAAAGAATAACATCCCTTTTGAAAGTATCTACGCTACGGGCTTCAACTATCAAGCTTTTCAGCATATTAAAAACAAATCCGTGGAGGCTTCTCGTAGACTCGCTGAAGAACGTGGTGAGGCTCCTGATATTAGTGGCAGTGGTTTGCGTAATGCTCACCTTTTGGCTGTTGCTCCTAACGCTTCTAGTAGTATCATTTGTAGTGGTACGTCTCCTTCGATTGAGCCATACAGGGCTAATGTTTATACGCACAAAACTCTTTCAGGCACGTACCAAGTCAGAAACAAACACTTAGAAAAGCTTTTAAAAAAGAAAGGACTTAAAGGTGATGAGCTTACTAAGCTTTGGAAAGACATTGCAGGTATGGATGGTTCTGTTCAGCACTTGGATATTCTTACTGATGAAGAGAAGGAAGTATTTAAAACAGCCAATGAGATAAATCAAATAT